AAAAAAATATACTCTAGGCAAAAAAGGTGGGTCTGTTTCAATTTTGGTGAAAGACAGAAATACGCGAAAAAAAGTATTAGATGCTCATAAAGAATTAAAAAATACACAAATAAATCATATTAAAACAACTCTGCGAAAACGTAATTTAATTAAAATAGGAAGTAATGCTCCAAATGATGTTATACGACAAATGTATGAAGCATCTTCATTATGTGGTGACATAAATAATACGAATATAGATACTTTATTGCATAACATTAGTAAAGAAGATAAAGAATTATAATATTTTATAATATTAATACATTTTATGGAAACAACAAAAAATAAAATTCCAGATAATGCGAAAATATTTTTTAATAAGTTAGGTAGCTATTTAGATACTAACATATATTATTATGGCAGCATACAGCGTGTTGATTATTTTCCAAATTCAAGTGATATTGATGTAGATATATTTACAGATAATGAAAAGAGTACTTTACTTAAAATTCAAGCATTTTTAAATAATATTAACAATAATAATAGTAATAATAATAATAATAACAATAATAACAATAAATACAAAATACAAAAAGTTATATATAAATTACACAAAACTAACCAAGTAGTTAATGGATACAAAGTTAAATATAACAGCAATTTTTCTGCAGAAATTTCTATTTACAACGAAAAATATAAAGAAGCAGTATTATTAGAGCATAATTTTAAAATGATTCTTCCCTTTTATATTTCTGCATTATTGATTATTCTTAAAACAATTTATTATAATTTAGGTTTACTTCCTAAAAGCGTTTATATTTATACTAAAAACTTTATTATGGATTATTTCGTTGAGGGGCAAGAGAGCGAATTTGTATCATTAGATGTATAAATAATATTATTTATTTATACAAAGTTATTTTTTTTTGTAAAAAATATAATAAGTTAGTAATTTATAAAAGAATGACAACTTCTTGGTATTCAATCACTGTTGCCGGAGCAGAATGTGGTAGTGAATCTGGTGGGGGAGATTTTACTGCATATTTTAATGTTGATGATAGTACAAACGCAGTTTTAGGAGTTTATCAAAAAAATAATACAACCGGACAAGCTGATTTTACAAATAATATATTAAACAATAGTAGTGTCGATTACGGAAATGATAATATATATTTCAATCCACAATTTACACCCCCGAATATTTTTTCTCAAAGTGGAACTTTAATAAATGTTTCAGATATTATCGTAGACGGTAATAGCATTAGCCAAATACAGTTTGTTGCATATAAAGATCCAGTTGATAATATTACTTACATCTATGCTAATTGCTGGCGAACAGATGATGGAAATGTATACGATGCTGCTTTATATACCGTCATACCAATTTCCGACCCGTCTTGTTTTAATGAAGGAACTAAAATTTTGGGTTTAAATAACAATTTACAAGAAGAATATATTCCTATTGAGAATTTAAGAAAAGGAGATTTAGTTAAATCCTATAAACACGGTTACAGAAAAATTGATTTAATTGGAAAAAAGCCTATGATTAATGATCCTACTGATTGGTATAAGTGTATGTATAAAATGGAAAAAACAGAAGATAATGGGTTAATAGAAGATCTAATTATTACTGGTGGTCATTCTATATTAGTTGATAAATTAGAAGATTTAGAAGAAGTTCAAACCATTAAATTATGGAAAACCACACAAATGATCGACGACAAACAATTATTATTAGCATCAGTATCAAAAGATTTTGTTAAATTAGAAAATTCGGATTTATATACATACTATCACTTTACTCTAGACAATAATGGGAATGATAATGAAAGATTTGGAGTATGGGCAAACGATATTTTAACAGAAACTCAGAGTAAAAGTGATTTTATAAAGCATAATTATACATTGCTATAAATAAATATTTAGATATTGATGTATAAATAAAAAATATATATTTAAGAAAGATATAAAGAATATGTTGGTATATTATATTTAAAACAAATTTAAAGAAAATATAATATACTATATAATATGGCAGTTATTAGAGAATACTTTGATATAACTAAAAAATATCAGACCGATTATGGTAACAATATTATACTTTTAATGGAAGTAGGTTCATTTTATGAAGTATACGGCCTTCACGATAAAAAATCAGAAGAAATTATCGGAAGTAAAATAATAGAGTTTTCACAAATATGTGAATTGAATGTTGTGGATAAAAAAGCATCGCTAGATAATTATGATATTGTTATGGCTGGATTTAAAAATATTATGATAGAAAAGTATTTAAAGAAAATACAAGATGCCGGATATACTGCTATTGTATATTCACAAGATGAATCAGCTAAAAATACAACGAGGAGCCTATCTGGTATTTTCTCTCCCGGAACTTATTTTTCAAATGATAATGTTCGTTTGACAAATAATGTAGTTTGTATATGGATTGATTTTATTGTTAATTCATTGTTTATGAAAGGCAAATATGTAGTAGTAGGTGTGTCAAATATTGATATTTATACTGGAAAAACTAGTATTTTTCAATTTAAAGAAATATATATCAATAATCCAACTACATACGATGAATTAGAAAGATACATTTCTATTTATAATCCAAATGAAGCAATTATAATATCAAATTTACCAAATGGTGAAATTGAAGATGTAATTAACTTTACGAATATCAGATGTGCATCTATTCATAAAATTAATATTAATTTAACAGATCCTTCTGTAGGAAAGTTTTTTACAAGTGCAAAAAATTGTGAAAAACAAACGTATCAAAAAGAAATATTAAATAAATTTTATAATATCGATGATATTGACGTGTTTATGCAAAATTTTTATGAAAATAACATAGCTACACAATCGTTTTGTTTTTTACTTGATTTTATATTTCAACATAATCCACATCTAGTCAATAAAATTTCAGAACCTATTTTTGAAAATAGTTTTAATAGACTTATTCTTGCCAACCATTCTTTAAAACAACTAAATATTATTGAAGACAATAATTACACTGGCAAATATTCATCTGTTTTAAAAATGTTGAATTTATGTTTAACTTCTATGGGTAAACGAAAATTTGCGTATAATTTATTGAACCCTACTACAGACAAAAAGTATTTACAAAATGAGTATAATATTACTGAACATATTTTAAATAATTATGATAAATACAATGATTTTTTAAGAAATAATTTGTCGTCCATTAAAGATATATCAAAATTTGAAAGGCAAGTTTTTCTTAAAAAAACATCACCGAAATCTTTTTACAATCTATATAACAATATTAATATTGTAAAAAATATTTATGAAAAAGTAATTGAAGATAAAATTGTAAAAGAATATTTGTTTGGGTTTGAATCAAATATTGAAAATATTCAAGAATATTGCAACGAGATATTAACTTTTATTGAAAATAATATTAATATAGATATTGCAAAGGAAATTGATAATACGCAATTGTTTGAATTAAATTTTATTAAATTGGGTGTAGATACAATTTTAGATGATAATATAAATATTTTAAATAACTCTGAAAGCAAATTAGAAGCTATAAAAAATTATTTAAATAGTCTTATACACGATAAAGGCAAAAATAGCGAATTTATAAAAATTCATGAAACCGAAAAGAACAATTTCAGTTTACTATGCACTAGTAGAAGATGTAAAATGTTAGAAGATGCATTGCCATCAACTCCGTTTATTGTTACATTATCTTATAAAAATATTACGAATGAGTTTTATACATTTGAATATAAAGTGTGTAAAAAACAATTTGAATATAAATCACAAACTGCGTCAAATAATTCTATTTCTGATATTGAAATAAATAAAATATGTAAAGATATTTCTACAATTAAAGTTTCATTAAAGGATATTATTACAGAAGTATTTTATAAATTTGTAGAAAAATTTGAAATATACCAAAATAAAATAGAAACGATAATTAATTTTATTACCTTAATTGATATTTTATACGCAAAAAGTAATGTGGCAAGAAAATATAATTATTGTAAACCCACGATTGTTGAAGCTGATAAATCTTTTATAAATGCGAAACATTTACGTCATTGTATAATTGAACAATTACAAAATAATGAATTATATGTTACAAATGATATTATTATTGGAAATGGTATTGTAGACGGTATTTTACTTTATGGAACAAACGCTGTTGGAAAAACGAGTTTTATTCGTGCTATAGGTATTTCTCTCATTATGGCACAAGCTGGACTATATGTTCCAGCATCTGAATTTATTTATAAACCATATAATTATATTTTTACACGTATTCTTGGGAACGATAATATTTTTAAAGGATTGTCTACATTTGCAGTAGAAATGTCTGAATTGCGGACTATTTTACGTCTTACAGATGAAAATAGTCTTATTTTAGGTGATGAATTATGTTCTGGCACTGAAAACACATCGGCAATAAGTATTTTTGTTGCCGGAATTCAAAAGATGCATCAAGCTAAAAGTAGTTTTATTTTTGCGACGCATTTGCATGAAATTGTAGGATATTCTGAAATTAATGAATTGAATAGTGTTGTGTTAAAACATATGGAAGTTATTTACGATAAAGAGAAAGATATGTTAGTATATGACAGAAAAATTAAAGATGGTCCGGGAACGAGTATGTATGGATTAGAAGTTTGTAAATCTTTAAGTTTGCCAGATGATTTTTTAACTATGGCATATAATATTAGAGAGAAATATAGAACCGATAGTAAGAGTATACTTTCTCTCAAACCTTCACATTATAATTCAAAAAAAATAACAAATCTTTGTGAAGTTTGTAAAAAGAATGTTGGTAAAGAAGTGCATCATTTGAATCCACAAAAAAATGCAAGCATAAATGGAATCATTCATAGCGAATCCGGTGAAATATTTCATAAAAATAAATTAGCAAATTTAGTTTCTTTATGTGAAGAATGTCATTCTAATTTTCACAAAACAGATGTAAAACATAAAAAAGTTAAAACTTCTAAAGGATTAATATTGAGAGAAATAGATTGTTAAATATATATTTATTAATTAATTAATTGCACTTTTTTTAATCAATAAAATTGAATTAAAAACTTTATAAATATAAAATATAAATATAAAATATAGCAATAATTAAATGAATACTATCTATAAGAACTACATTGATAAATATGGGAATTTCTCACATATTCTTACCATTAAATGTAAGAATAGTTTAAGTGAAGACGACAAAAATATAACTCTTCGCAACATATATGAGTTTATTAATGAAAAAAATATTAATAAAAATATATCGAACATGGATATAAGTCTTAAATGGAGAGTGTATGATGAAACCGATTTATTACATTACTATACAGATGGTAATGGTATTCTTTCAGATAAAGGAGTTTATGAGCACACAAAATTATTAATAACTGATATTAAAAAATTAAAAAATGGTAATAATATTGATATTGTTCTTAGTAAACCACTTACGAAATCTATTTGTATAATGTAAATATATTTTCATCTTCATTAATATTTTCGTCTTCATTAATATTTTCATCTTTATTAATATTTTCATCTTTATTAATATTTTCATCTTCATTAATATTTTCGTCTTCATTAATATTTTCATCTTTATTAATATTTTCATCTTCATTAATATTTTCGTCTTCATTAATATTTTCATCTTCATTAATATTTTCGTCTTCATTAATATTTTCATCTTTATTAATATTTTCATCTTTATTAATATTTTCATCTTCATTAATATTTTCGTCTTCATTAAT